ATGTAGTTTTTTTAGATCGATGGGTGGTTCTGTTGGAGCTTTTGATTGATCGAAAGCTTGCGAGGAAGCTGAAATCAGTTGATTTTTCCAGTCGATAATTTGGTTTTGATGAACATCAAATTCAGCACTCAATTCAGCAAGTGTTTTTTCTGCTTTAATCGCAGCAAGTGCTACCTTAGCTTTAAAATCATTTGAATGATTTCTTCTTGGTCTACGTGCCATAAAATACTCCATATATTGATGTTTATAACATCATTTGGGGAGCAAAATATCACTTATAAGTGTTGTTCAAATTTCCTGATCCACATCACAATAAAAGCCGTTCTAGTGCGCTAAATGCTAGAACGGCTTAAAATAAGATAATGATTTAGAAAGGATAAATCAAAGCATTTTGTATAAGGTGTATTATGTTAATTGTAAAAAATAAAGTTTTAATGAGTAGATAATGAGTCAGTGTAGATTATGTAAAAAACAAGTAAAGCTTGAAGAAAGTCATATTATTCCAAAATTTATAGGGAAGTGGTTAAGAAAAACTTCAGCAACTGGATATCTAAGGTCTATTGATAATCCAAATATAAGGCGCCAAGATTTATTTAAAGTAAAGCTATTATGTAAGTCATGTGAAGATCTTTTTTCAGATACAGAATCTTACTTCGCAGAAACTATTTTTCATCCATACGTGAATAGAGAAAATTTTTCTTATAACCTATCTTATAATCATAATTTAAGTAAGTTTTTCGCATCATTGTCTTGGAGAGTTTTAGTTTATTTGACAGAATTTTTAAACAATGAAACTAGTCCTGAAATTGAAAAATGCAAATCAAAATTAGAGGATTTTCTTCTAGGAATAGGGAATACTTCTAATTTAGATCAATATGAACAACATTTAATACCACTAGAAAGCGGCTCTCAATCGTTATTAAATACTAAGCATTCAAATATCAATTCTTACTTCTGTAGGGCTATAGATACGGACTTACTAAATTCAAAGTCTGGGTCTTTAATTTATATTAAAATACCTAACTTTATGATCATATCAAATATAAATTATAAATATATCAATAAGATGAGATCAAGTAGGGTTGCTTTAAAACATGGTGTTTTAGCACCCAAAGAATATATCCTTCCTATAGAAATGCAGCACTATTTAGATAACCGCTTAACTTTCATAAAAGAGAATATAACTAATGTAATTTCAGAGACTCAAAATGACAAAATACTTTCAACAATAAAAAATGATCTTGATAGATTCGAAAACTCTCACACTCTTAAGATAGTTGAGGCAGACTTATATCCCAATCAATTTATTTTCAGAGATAAAGGAAAACCTCTCTAATATTTATAAAACTATTACATAATATCCTCCATTTAATCTAACATAATGATGTTTATACGAAACGCGTATGTAAGCCCCAAGTAGAAATGTCCGCTTATAGGATATTCACTAGATCCAAAAAGACTGCTTAGGCGGTCTTTTTTATTGGAACAAGTACACTGACTGCAATCATAGAAATCTTACCCTAGGCATAAATAGCTTTAGGAGCGGGTAATGCTGAATTTTGGTTTGAATGTACTGCTGGTCATACTCTTTTTAGTGCATGTATTTTTTGCCTTTAAGGGCTTTCGTAACAGTAAATTACAGCTCATGCATCTATTGCGTCAGGGCATCGTTGATAAGGTTTTTAACCATTCACGGAAGATGCTGTATCTGCTTTTGATTCCGGCAGTTTTGATCACCGGCATTGCCACATGGTCATTTTACAATGTGTTGACTTACTGCGGCGCTTCAGCATTTATTCTTTATATTATTTTGGCTGCATTTGCCCTGTATTCCATGACGGTTCTTGCTGCCTTCCTATTCTGTAAAGTCATTCAATTGGCAGCACATAAGGCAGGGCTATGATCGATCGAAATAAAATACTCACCATGCTGGATCATTGGTTCAATTCCGAAATCAATGGCTATTTTGGATCGCCGTATGGACCGGACTTGAACAGTCTGCTTATGGGGCCTTTAGATTCTCCAGTGGCAAATGAATTCATCAACAAGATGAAGCAGGATATTCCGATTCTTCAGCAGCTCAGTGCAGATCAGCTTGCGCTATATAGCCAAAATGAAGGCTTTGAAACAAAGGTTATTTATCTCAAGGTCGGTGATGTGGCGATTAACTTAAATCAGATCAGAGACAGCCAGCTGACAATGCAAGGGGAGACATACGATGCTGACGCAAACTAATTTTGAGGCACGTATTGTTGCATCATTGGATGACTATGAAATTCAAGAGCGCTATAACGCGCAAGATCCTTTGGTCATTCAGCAGATCCGCTCTATTGCAGCATTCCTTTCCCTATTTAGTCAGGAAATTGATATTGCAGAACTGGAACCGTTCATTAAAACCCGCGATCGCTCAATTATTGCTGATGCGACCAACAAGGGGATTCTGCCGATCGCAATGCCTGCACAGCATATTATTGAAGTGCTCAACCGTTCGGGAAACAGCATTAGCTTAAGCCAAGGCCGTCAAATTGAAGATAACAGTGGTCGTCCTTGGCGGTTACTGCAATCTGTGACCGTATTGCCGGGTGAAACGGGGGAAGTACTTGCAGAGCAGAGTGAATACCGTGAGGTTCAATACCTTGTACAAAATACAGAGAACTTTCATCGTACACAGATTAAATTGCAAGATGATTTGTCATTAGCCGGTATTACGGTACGTGATGATCAAAACAATACCTATCTGCATAAAAAGCGCTGGATGAATGTCGCGCCGTTGGAATACGCATTCAACCTGACAACGGACAGTCTGCGCCGTATCTTTATAGAATTTGGTGATGATGAGCGAGCAGGATGCACCGCAAAAGCCAATCAGATATTTACCTTTGGTCTTTTGGAAACATACGGCGATGTCGATATTTCGCGTTTAAAAGATGCTTCACTGGTCGATGTATTCAATGCTGATGAACAGCGTGTGTCAGTGCGATTTAAGCAGAGCGGTGCGGTACGTCAGGGTGCAGATCCGCTAAATGTATCAGAGCTGCGCGTACTGTCCAGCTATCCATCGCTGTACGATGAAAACGCCGTGTTTCTGGGTAATTTCGATTATTCAGTTCGGGCTAAATTTATGCCACGCGCTAACTATCTGGCAGTATGGAACGAAAATGAGCATGACCGTTACTATGGTGCGACCTATCAAGATATCAATCATCTGCATATTGCAGTAGTCGCCAAAAACAGCGTGGAGCAGGCAACACTGGAACAGGAAATCATTCAGTACATTGGCCAGCTGGACAGCCTGTATAAAGACCGTGTTCGTGTGCATGCCGTTTTAGAAAAGCCTTTTGCAATAGTGTTAAATGGTCGCTTGGCCGCCGTGCATGATCTGGATGGAGTGAAAACCCAGATCAAAGGTTTGTTGGTTGACCGTTATGGTCAAACGAAATTGAGTTCAAGTCGTTGGTTAGTAAATGGTTTCAACACACAGGAAATCTCTACACAGCTGCGAAAAAACATTACAGCCTTTCAGGACAACATCAGCGATTTTTCACTCAGTGTTCCTACAGTCTCAAATAAACCACATGAATGGGTCTATGTTTCTGACTCCAGCATCACACTGAATCTACAACGTACCGCAGAGATGGGGGCCGCATGGGTAATGTAAGCTTTACGCGCCCCATTGATCAGCAAGTTAATAATCACCAAGGGTTGGAAACAGTATTGGCCAAGGCATTTAAGCAAGTCTTTGCCGATGTCTTTGAACAGCAAGTTCAGGACATGCTGGACTATGGCTGTCCGCACTTGGGCAGCAGAAAGGTCATTGAGCGGTTTTCTAAGCAGGATGGCCTAGTAGTACTACGCCGCCCACTGACTTCAGATACGCTGATGCGGGTAATCTATGCAAACTGGTCAAGTCTGGCCAGTGAGCGCGGTTTAGGTTTTTTAGAATTTGTACTGCGCATGATCTGGACGGATCAGTGGCAGATTAAGCGCCTCTGGCATCCAATCAAAACCTATTTGAATTATCCAGCACATATTACGGTTGAAGAAAAGCCTGATCATTTCCTCACAAGCCGTTTGCGCATTTCAATTGAGGACACAGTTGATACTTCTGAGATTGTTGAGCTTGCGCCTATTATACGGCGTTTAGTGCCAGCAAATATTGTGGTGAAAGTTCATGCAAAAGCTTTGGATGTTGAATTTGGCAATAAAGCAATAGGTGCAGCGGTGTATGGCAAGGTTTATCAGGTAATTGATTTCAGTGACCATGGCACCGTAAATTAGATGAAAATTATGTATTGGAACTGGCTAGACTGAAAAACATTTGAAAATGGTTTGATGTAATTCATCTTGAACTAAAGAGATATTTTATGTCTGCCAATACCGAAAACAGTACTATCGCGCTTACTGCTGATGCTGGAAGTGACCAGAACTTAATTGTTGAAGAATTTTTAGGACATGCTAAAGCTGATTTAGATCCGGCTGCTGTTGAGCAGGTACAGAACGGTGAACAGGTGGAAGGGGTAACAGCCTATGCCCGTGGTAATTATTATAAAATTTCTGCCAATCCAAAATCTCCAGACTATATCGAACCATTTGATATTCACCTTCATTTCCAAGATGGTCCAACCGTTTTAGAAGGCGTGAATGGTGCGACCAATGAAGCACTTTTAAAAGTGCTGATTCATCGTACTAAGATTTTAGACAGCCAGTTCCCATCTGAGCATAACAAAGAGGCCATTGCCGCATTAGAAAGCGCTCTGGCTGCATTTGATGCGCGGACAGCAGAACGGCTGGCACGTGGTGTTGAAGGCCTGAATGCGGAGTAGTTGCTAATGAAATTTAACCGAATCAGCGTGGCTCTGCTGGGAGCATTAGCTTGTGGTTTAGGAGTCGCCCATTCAGGCGGTTACTCAAGCCCTCACCAAGACAGAACGCCGTATGCTTTCACCCCTAAGCGTAAAGTCAAATCAAAGGCCAACAAAGTCAGTCAGAAGAAAAAGCGTCTGAATGCACGGCGTTTAGGACGTTAAGGAGAATATTCAATGCTTACTAAAATCCGTTGCTGTAAAAAAGGTAATGATCAGTTTATTAATCTACATGATATTTCATATATTGAAGTTTCCGACACTGACTATTGCGGTGGAATGAGAGGGTATGAAAGTAAATATGCCAGCGTCATTTTAGGCATGAAAAATGGTCACAGTGTTTTGCTAACAATAGAAAGAACCAAGCTTGAGGTACTTTCTACACCTCCAGCACAACCAGCACTTGTAGAATGGCCAGATTGATAACAATCTAGCTTTTTTTATTGGAACATTCCAAAATCTACATTGCGCCGTATTGCCACAATAGCCCTAATAATCACTTATTGGGGCTTTTTTATGGCTGATACAGCTCGAAAAACCAAGAAAATTAAATACAACTTATTTGAGCGTGGCCGCCAACATTCAGGTAAAAACCGCGCCAATGTTGATATGAAAGAAATGATCAATCAGATTAACCATCCGAGAGTTCAGGAAATGATTAAGTCGGGGACATTGTATGGCTATAACGGGCATGAGATCCGCCGCCGTTACGGTATGTTTCCGCCTGAATCAGTGATCATTGATGGCAAAGTGGTGTATTTAGAGTCAGCATTCAGAACACTTGAATCTTATGCCGATAAAAATGGTGATGTGACCCATGTATCAGAGTTTCTCGATAATGCAGCAGGGGAACATGCCCGTAAGCAGTATCTAGCCCGTGTAGGCGGTTTTAGTTCTGCTCAGGATTACCGTCGTTCTGGACTCGGTTTAGTACCAGTTAATTTCTATGGTTATGATTATGTCACGCAGCCGAACTATGTCACTAACGTAGGTGATGGCCAGCTGTTTGATGGCCTAGCAGTACCAGAACATCAAGAAGGACTTATTTCCTGTTTTGACAGTGCTACAGACGTTTCCTTGTTATCACCTTCGGAAGCCATGATTGCCAATATGCTTGAACAGCAGATTGTGCGGGATTTTGATCATATTCATGCCCAGATTCAGCTGCATCAATTCAATGAGCAGGCTTTAGATCAAGTGGATCAGCTGGCAAATCAGCTGGCTAAACGTGATCAGCGTGCCGCATTACAGGTTCAGCGTACACAGGATTTCTATACAGGCATGGTCGGGGAAATCCGCTCTTTTGATTCAGCGTGCGATGAAGCAGAGCAGCTGCTTACTGAAAGTGAAATTGCACGTATGCAGATCGACGGTGAAAAGCCAAAGACAAAACCTGTAAAAGCTAAAGGCTTTAAACTCTTTGGTTGGGGCTGATTATGAGCATGCCTAAAGATTCGCTTAAATGCATTCAAGATGCTTGGTATAAAATGCTGGTCGATTTTCGGGCATGGTATATGCCCGAGACCGTTCAGACGGATGAATGGAAAGCTCGGCAGATCAGCACAGCCATTAAGTCCTGTCCAAGCCGCCTCATGGATGATTCAGAATCAATGCTGTCTGAATACCGCAAAAGCCAAAATGCTGATGTTTTAGGCGGTGCAACGGCGTTTATGCCGATTATGCTGACCGCTACGGCGTTGATTGATCAGCCGCCCGATGTCAGTCAGCTTTTGCCAGTGCCATACTTTGTTCCTGTGGTAATCAAAGATCAATTAGTGAAAATTCGCTTAATTGCTAAGACTGTTCGTGCGCAAATTGCTTTTTATGCGACAAATTCACATGATGCGCGCTCTGTATGTGATCAATTCTGTGCCTATATGTTGGATGAGGATAAGCGCCGTATTGCGGTGCCTTTTGAAATGGCTGGCAGTCATATTGAGCACAGTACATTTACAGTTTTAGAAAATCAGTTGTTTCCATCACCAGTGCCCAGTGAAGCCATCAACCTGTCTATTTTTACCATTGATGTGCAGCTGATTGGTTATTTGCCACAAGTTCTAGGGCTTGGTGGACAGCATGATAACAATACTGACAATGGCTATAACCCAGATGGATCGGCAGTAGAAAAACCATTGGAAGATTTTGTGGTGATTCAAGCCGATAAATTTGCTGAAGACGGTCATGTTCGTGTTAAAGCAGATAGAGGTACTGGAGATATTACAGTGGAGAACATTCATGACTAAAATGATCCGTATTGACAGCCGTGTGACGGGTTTCTCTGATGAACCTATACGCTTATTGGCAATGTGCTATGAGGATACAGGTGAAATTCTGCTGCAAAAGACTGAGATTTTTACCGCCTTGGCCGTACCGCCAGATCTGCGTAAAAATACGGTTGTTGTGACCGACTCACCGAACTTGATTAAGAACTGGCAGCTGAAATTCGATGCACAGCAGCATCTTGAAGAAGTCATCCGTATTTATCAGGCAAGCTATCGTGGTGGTCTGGTTGAATTTGAAAATTCAATTACTCGCTATAACCCAATGAACATTCTTCAGGTACGGAAAATTGATAAGAAAGGTATGCAGCAGGAGTTTGACAGTAGTTCGCTGAATAATGGTCACATTGCAGCACTGCTGGCGATTTGGGCGAGTCATAAAATTGCCACTGCATATGGAGTAATGTCGAATCAGGTGCAGGAAGAAGATGATGTCGATCGGACAATGCTGCCTTTTAGTATTTAAAGCACTTAAGCGCTCTGCACATTGCACGGCGCGTCATTTTGGAACAGCTTAAAATTACAACAAATTGAAAAACTTAAAATAAAAATACAATCCCTCGTCTTTTTTGATAATGGCACTCCAACCTCTTAAAGAAATTCCAGAATGGTGGGAACTTTGCGTTCGGTATCGCTATGACATTTATGCATTTGCGGTCGAAGCGTTAGGTATAACTCCCACATGGCAGCAGGAACTTTTATTTGAGTCAATTGCATTTGACGGGAGTCGCACATCTGTAGCATCTGGCCACGGCTGTTTTGGCAAAGGCACCAAGATCCGCTTAGCGAATGGCAAGTGGAAGCGTGTTGAAAAAATAACAATTAATGACGCCGTATTAGGCAGTGACGGCATTATACCGCGGGAAGTGATCAGTACTGTTACTGGCTGGCAGGATTTATACCGTTTCGAATATGAAAACGGCAAAAGCCATGTCTATAACAAGTCGCATATCCTTTGTTTAATTGCGCTTGAAACAAAAAATGGCTGGAAAGCTGGCGATATGATGGAGGTCTTGGTTTCTAAATGGCTGGAATGGCCAGAGGAAACTAAGCATCAATTTGCTGCTTATGAGCTGAAGCATAAAAAATACAGTCCTATACGCATTAAGCGCGCCGTATCACTAGGTGAGGGTGAGTATTTCGGCTTCGTACTGGATGGCGATTCAACCTTCCTCACTGCTGATGGCATGGTGCATCACAATACGGGTAAAACCGCTTCCGCAGGCATTGTGGCGCTTTGGCACCTCCTGTTCTTTGATGAATCCATTACGATGTTTACTGCTCCACAGATTGGGCAGCTGAAGAAACAGGTCTGGAAAGAAATCAGTATTAACCTTGGGCGACTTAAAAGTGGTCCATTAGGATGGCTGGCGGATTATGTCGGCTATCAATCTGAACTGGTTTACATCAAAGGATCAAAAGAAAAATGGTATGTCTTTGCCAAGACAGCACCGAAGCACCAGCCGACCAACCTTGCAGGGAACCATGCCGATAATTATCTTTTATGGGGAGATGAGGCCAGTGGTATCCCTGATGAGGTTATGGACGTTGTTCTCGGTGCCTTAACCCATGAAGATAACCGTGCTGTTTTAACTTCACAGCCAACACGTAATGCCGGTCTCTTTTATGAAACCCATCATACGCTGAGTCATCGATCTGACGGTGTGTGGACAGCACTTACATTTAATGGTGAAGAATCACCGCTGGTTAGTAAGCAGTCTTTAGCAGAACAGCGCCAAAAATATGGCAGTCGTGACGATCCTCAATATCAAATCCGTGTACTTGGACAATTTCCTGACCGCGCTGATGAGTTTCTGATCACAAAGCGCAATGCAGAGAATATGTACTGTGGCGCTTCAATTCTTAAAGACCATCTGTTTGGCTATGTGATTACTGTCGATGTTGGTGGTGGTGTTGGCCGTGACGATTCTGTTATTGCGGTTTCTAAAGTGTGGGGTGAAGCACAGTGGGGAGATCGAGCACGGCGGGTTGAAGTGGTTGATATTCCGCTTTGTAAGAACAAAGATGATATTACTGAGTTGTTCGCTAAGATCCACGAATGCATTCTGAAGTATCCGAATGCCACACTGGTGGTTGATGATAATGGTGCAGGTAAAGGCTTAGGTCAGCTTTTAACAAAAAACGGCATCTGGTATATGCCAGTGCATTGGGGCGGTGCATGCTTTAATACTGACAACCGTAAAGAATATGTGAATAAACGTGCATTGGCCTATGTGGGACTCTATCGCGCAATTGATCAAGGCCGTTTCAAGATTAAAACGGTGAAGTTCAAGGTCAAGACTCAAGCTCAGATTATTAAAATTCCGTACACCTTTGACGAACACAGCCGCTATAAGATTTTTAGCAAAGATGAAATGAAGCGTATGGGCATCAAATCTCCCGATTTGGGTGATGTCTTCGCCTTCTTATTTTTGGAAAATATGTTCTATACCGAAGCATATGAAAATGTTGTTGTCTCAGATGAAAGCCCTGAAGCGCAGGAGCAGGCTGCAAAAAAATCACGTTTCAGTCAGTTAAAAGAGGCTGCCAAAAAAGAATTTGGAACATGACTCTTTTTCAGCATCATCGAGTTATTAGCATTTAGCTTTAAGTTGAGTGAATAATAGTCCATGACAATGAAGCGAGTTAATCAAGCTGTAAATGCTATAGCGTCAGGTGTTCGACTATTTAGTGATTTAAAAGAGCTGGTCAGTAATTTTAAGGCCAATGTGCGTCGTAACAATAAGGCTAATTTGCAACGTAACAAAATGGCCAATGTGCGCCGTAAAAATAATGAAAATCAGCCAAAATATAAGCCTTTATTCACCGATGAAATAATAAAAAAGGTGTATTTGGATCCTAAAATGAAACTGTCGGATTATGGCCACTTTATTATTGCAAATAGTAAATATATTGCGGTTGTAGCAGTACAAGGAAATACATCTGATTCAAGAAAAGTAGCCGTTGAGGGAAATATACCTGCTTCAAGAAAAGCAGTTGTTTTAGAGTTTAAAGAAAATAGTGCTATGAGTATTGACGATATTCTACAGCTTTTATCCACATACCCTGAAGCAACACTCATTGTTAATGATAATGGCGAGGGTAAATTCCTAGGCCAGTTATTAAAGAAAAATGGTATTTGGTATATGCCCGTGCATTGGGGTGGAAACTGCTTTAGTAATGACAATCGTAAAGAGTATGTCAATAAGCGTGCACAGGCTTATGCCTGCTTATCTTACGCAGTCAATACGCATAACTTTAAAATTTGTCATCCGCACAATAAAGAAAAAGTACTGAAAGAATTTTCTAGTATTCAATACAGCTATTTCAGCACTCAATACAGTTTTGGTGAGCTTTCACGCTTTAAAATCATGCCAGCATCTGAGATGCGAGAGATCGGGCTTGATGCTCCAGATATTGTAGATTTATTTGCGTATGTATTTCTTGAGAATACGACATATTGATTGGAACTAATCAGTCTTTAAATGGATTGCACCGCTAACAATACCTAAAGTGATTAATTGGGTGAATTATGGCTATTAAATTTTATCTGACCGATATTGGCCGAAATGCAGTATTAGAAGCAGCTAATATTCCAAGTTTAAAAATTGAGTTATCTCATATTGCTGTAGGCACTGCAAAATATAATGGAGCATCTGCTCAATCAAATACAACTTTGATCAACGAAATAGCGCGTTATCCACTTAATGGCGGAAGTGTAGATGAGTATTCTCACACATTGCGTTTTATTGCCAATATTGAGTCGACTGTTACGGCGGATATTTTTGAAATAGGGTTGTATACAGATAGAGGAGTTTTGTTTGCAATTGCGGCAACTGCAACAAATAACGAATTGATTCATTTGTCACTGGATATTGTTTCAATTTTAACTTTTGGTTTAGTACTGACTGATGTTGAGTTAAGTAAAATCGTAGTAAATATTGATTCGAATTCTCCAATTGCTGTGGCGCTAATGAATCAGCATTTGGCGCATTCAAATCCACATCCGCAGTATGCATTTTTGGAAGACTTTGAAAACCTGCGGGATGATCTTCTTGTCTGGGCAGAACTTGTGGATGGCAAAACTAATGATCTGCAAACTCAACTCTCTGATACAGTTGAAGCACTACAGCAGCAGCTTTCAAACCTTGCATCAGGATTAGCCTCTTTATATCCAAAAATTATTATGGCTGGTGTTATTAAGCCGGGACAACCTTGGGAAATTAACAAACCTGCTGGTAGCAACATCAGTTTTCTAGATACGCGCTATGCTATCCAAATCACACCAGAAGGCGGGCATGAAGCATGGAGTATCTCACGCCAAGATACTAAGATTGGCTTGAATATCTTTAATCGTTCAGGTACTTCCCGTGTCGGGTATTCAGGCAATATTTGTTGGTCAGTTATTCAGGTTGAAGGTCTAACCTCATCAACTGGTAATGGTTCATACGTTTATACAGGTACACCTGTAGTTTTTCCGATTCTTGCTGGTGAATCTAAAGCCTTCACTATTATTGGTGCTGGTGGCGGTGGTGGCTCTTCTCGTTACGATGATTTAAATGTGAATCCCAATCCTGCCACTTTAAAAGGACAAAATGGTCAAGATAGTTATATCTCGATAGATAACACGACGATTAAATTTACTGCTGGCGGTGGGTTTTCTGGAACAGGTGGTATTTCTGGTGATAACGGACAGAAAATCAATGGCATTGCTGGTGCTGGTGGTAATTGGTTATTAGAAGGTGAATATGTTTCTGCAAGTCGATTTACTGGACAGTCTGGTAATGCAACAGCAGCAGATCATACTGGCGCTTCATCGGATACAGAAAGTCGTGGTGCTGGTGGTGATGGAGCAGATAGCTCTGTTGATGCAGGTATTGCCTTTGGTGGTGGTGCTGGTGAGGGTGCACGCCTATCCATGATTTATACAAACAACTCATCCCAAACACAGTATGTACGCTTATACGTTGGTAAAGGTGGTACGGGTGAACGTTCGTTAATTACTACAAATGAAGAAGGCAATGACGTTACACCTGATCACTATGTTGTTGGTGAAGATGGCTCACATGGCTTTATTCGTGTTGCGAGTGCTATTTAATGATTAAGCATCTAAAAGATTACGTGTTAGATCATGAGATATCATCAACTTTTGTTTTAAATTCTATTGATCGTATTAGAGAAGTACTTTCGCGTTCAATTGATGGGTTGAATATTGTAGGGACATCACATCCTTACTTTGGTGTTCAAGTATATGGCTGGCAATCACCGTTACCGGATCATATTGATAAAACAGGTTATGTATTCATTATGCCTATTCACATTTCAACTGGTACTGATCGAATCATTTGTGCTGATACTAAATGTGATTTAAAAGTTGGGCATTTATATTTGTTAGATGATAAGAGACCACACCGCACAGAGGGTAATGGCAGTGTTATTGCACTATTTATGGGTTCATATAAAGCTAAAGCATTAAATGATGACTTATATCGACGCATTTTTAATGAGTTTACAGAGTACATAAAGTAGATATTTTAAGCCTCACATAACTGTGAGGCTTTTTAGTTTGGAATCATCAGAAATACGAATTTCAGCAGCCATTACCATATTTAAAACAGCTTGAAGCAGCAGCAATGATTAGCGAATACCGCAATGCCATCCGTGATCATATCAATCGCTTTATTGAGCAAGGCAAGCTCAATCAGTTGATTGTTTGGGACGTTCAACAGGATGAAGCGCAAGATCCAACACTATTGAGTTTAAGAGTGTATGGCTCAAGGGCATATACAGATGTCATTCAAGTGGCTTGTGGCACCAGCGGCATCTGGGAAAAATTACCTGAAAAACGAATAGCAGTGCCACTGATTGCAGACGTTCTCAAGCTACGCCGTGAATATCTGTAAGGAAAATAATTGATGGCTAATCCAACTCCAGACCAATTACAGCAAGCCCATAAGCAGATGCGTGAGGCGCTACAAAACGGCGGTTTGCGCCGTGATCTTCAAGGCCGTAGAAGTGCTGATAGTAAACAGCGTACTCAGGCAGATAAAGAATTTAACTTTGATGAGTTCGGCAGAAAAATTCCTAAGCCGACATTTTTGCGCCCTGAGAATATCGCAAAAGGTGAGAACTATGATGTAGAGCGGGTGCTCTATACAACGCTTGGACAGCAGAAGGGAGAAGTGCCAAGGAAGATTACCCGCGAAGATATCATGGCCTTTAAAGACAATATTGACCTATTGCGGGAACAGTATTCTACAGGCATCACCATTCAAAACATTGTCAATCTCAGCCATGCTGATGATATAGACCGTGCCAATGAGCAAATACATCTTGTCGTACCGTTGAGCAGAAAAGATAGTCTTGTGCATTTAATGACGAATGCTGGTCCTAAAAGCAAAGTAACCAACCATCATATTGAAATTGAGTTCAGCAGCTTCAGTTCATTGGTTTCAAGTACCAGTCAAAATGCCGTCAATCAAGTTAAGCGCTGGTTATCAGGCGGCAAGATCAAGTTTGAATGTGACTGTGAACGGCATACGTACTGGTATCGCTATATGGCCACAATCGGCGGCTATGGTTTAGGACGTAAGGAAAATGGCTATCCAAAGCTGAGAAACCCGTTGTTATCAGGTGTTGCATGCAAGCATGTGCTTAGAGCTGTTTATTGGATTCAATCACCTTCAGGCGTCGAGTACCTAAAAAAAGAAGTCAAAAAAGACCGGACCAAGCAGCTCAGTGTGCGAAAAAAACAAACTGATAAGCAAATTTTGGCAGAACTGGATCAGCAAATAAGTGGTTTAAACAAGGAAACCAAAGGCAAGATTCAGCCAAATATTCAGAAGGCCGAAAAGGAAATGATCCGCCGTGCTGCAAAGGTGGCGAAGGAGTATTTTGCGACTCAAGGAAAACAGACAAAACAAGTTCAGGACGCACAGGATAGAACGAAATACACGGAATGGCGTAATAGTGGAATTGTGACAGATGAAGTTTATCAGGAACTCATGCGGAGATTTAAATAATGCTAAATAGAGCAGTCAACCGTGTGGCGAATGGTCGGCATATGGCCGCGCGCCGTATTGTAATGAATACAGTGTCCAGCATTCCAGCACAGGTGTGGCGCAAGCGTATTGTGTACAGCAATCCAGTGGACGCTGGTAAGCCAGCAGATCCGCTGTCATTTGAAGCCAATGCGTTGTCTATGCAGGATGAGCCGAACTATGAATATGATCCGATCGGGCATGCTTTTGTGCTGGCGGACAAATTTAACGGTGGTTATATCCATAAGAACAACTCAATGAATAACCCTTCAGATCTGGCAATACTGGCTCAGATCGAAGTCTATGATGCAGATCTACCAACCTTAGCAGAACAGCTCTTACAGATTCCTGATACTCAATTAAATGAGGGAGATTTGCTGGGCTTGATGATTGATGAGGGTTTTATTTTGTGGTTTGAAATTGTTGGAATCAGCGGGCAAACATTGATGTCTGATTTCGGCAAAAAGTATGTATTGAACCGCCGTGATGAGATTGGGCTTGATCCAGTGAAAAGTGAAGTTGAATCACGTACACAGTAATTTTTTAAGTGAGTAAAAGTCATGTCATTTTTAGTTTTCAATAAAAAAGATAAACAAGTCGGCGATATAGGAATGGTAGGGCAATGCACTTCAGCTATTTTTAATTACCAGGTAATTGGATCTGGCGCTGTCGTTGAGTTTTCAGGAAGTAACAAACCTGATTGTGATGTATTAATAGAGCAACATTGGGAACCGATTGTCACAATTGAAGCGGGTACACCTGATTCAGAGCCATTTCGACAGCATGCATGGGATAAGATCCGCTATAAGGTCATTGCGGGCGCGGATGTGGAAATTTATGTATCTAGCGGTGTTAGCGGATAGTGATGTCTTCAGCTTTAAAATGAACCTGCTTAATAGCAGGTTTTTTTTATTTCAAAAATGCCTTTGGAACTCCCCACCTCTAGGTTTTTCCCTTCGTGCGAATCTATTTCTATCCAAGATTTTAGACCCACGACAGGTAAAAATATGTCTCTATCTGATGTACTAAAGCAACAATTCCAAGCGCAGCAGCTTGCCACACAGCAATGTCAGAACTATTTCTATAAAGACGGTGAAGAAACTGGCTTTGATAGCGCTATAGGTATGCCGGAAACTCGTCCACAGGCGCTGAATGATTTGCTTGATATCATAGGCTTTGACAGTGCGGTTGATATCGATGGTGCAATCAAGCTGGGTATCAGTCAATATCAATACTGCCATGGCGGTGATTTGCCTCATCCTTCTGTAATCGCATCTGCCTTAAACAATGGTGTGGCCATTGCAAAGAAAGTACATGGCTACAGTGCTTCAATTTCTCAAGGTTACTCTGATTTAGAAAAAGGCTTTGATGACATCAGTAATACGCATCAGGAATCGGTGAGTATTGTACCTGCGCTGTCAGTGACCACGATTGCAACAACCATTGCCTATGCATCGCCGATTGTGGCTTATATCCCGAACAGCAACGGTTCAAATGAAGTGCCGATCGTTGCAGCGCGCTTTGTGACTGACCGTGCATTCGGTGCCATGAATAAAAATGATTATCTGGATGGTGTTCAGGCAGCTAAGCCGTATGCTGAAGGTCGTTTCCGCTTTGCGCTCAGCAATAATGGATCAGGTGCCGTTTATACGGTGGTAGCCCATACGCATTACGCTGACTATGCTGCCAAAACACCAAATACCAATGCACCTTTGCTGCCATTCATCAGCGGGAATATTTCTATCCGTATTGGTGGAAAAGAAGTGGCACATACCCGCAACCGTAGTAAATCCAAACTGTCAGGTGTGATTTCTGCAATTGCTGAAAAGTCAGCAAAAATTGCGGGTGAAGAATATACGGTGACTGGAAGCAGTATTAATCTGGATACCAGCGCCATCTCAGTGACACTGAATGAAGCCCTGCCAGCAGGTGTGAAACTTGAAGTCTGCCTGATTGCTGATTTTGATGCCCGTGATACCTCCAATAAGTTCAAGATGGAACCTGTCGGCGTCAGTATGGAACCTGAGTACGAAACACTGGTCAGTGCGCCGATTATGACGCAAATCCGTGCCTCTAAACTGTTAGTCAATCAGATTTCAAGTGAACTGAATGTGGGCTTTGTTGGGACTGCTTTAGGGTTGATGCAAGGTAAAATCTATCTTGAACAAACCATCCGCCTGTTGGGTGAAGGTAAAGACCGCGCCATCTATAATGTACGCGAGTTTACCTTTGATGCTTCTCGCGGTGTAACTGGAAATTTGGCCGCTGCTTACAACACTTCAGGCGATTTGTTTGGCGAATTCATGAAGTATCTTGAAGCAGCCAAGTTAGGCATTATTCAGGACTCTGGCGCTGCGACCGTTGGTTTTGATTTGTATGTCGGTGATACGGCTAAAATCTTCTTTGCTCAGCTTTCATCAGACAAAATGCCAGTTAAAACTGGTGCAACCGCAGGTCATGGACAGATTGTGCGTATCGGCACACTAGCAGATGGCACTAATGTTTATCATGTCCCTAGCTCTGCGGGTGTATTGGCTGAAGCAGGTCAAGCCTTTGAAATGTTGGTGATTGGTCGTGGCAATGAGCCAGTGCGTAATCCATTTATTGGTTTCACTGAAATGCCATTGACTGTAAGTGAAGCGACTCCAGATCCGCGTGAACAGCTAATTGCATTAATTGGATCACAGGCAGCAGAGCTTAATCCGCTCGATCGTTATGCAGATCAGTTTGCATTGATCACCGCAGTCAATATGCCAAAACTTAAAAACTAAAATTCTGCAAATTAAGGCGCATTTTCCATGCGCCTTAATTCATTTCTAATTTGATAAAGGGTGACACACGATGACTCAAACAGATCAAAATACTCCTGCGACTGCTACAACCAGCAAACGAGTAACAAAGCCAAAAACAGCTGCTGCTAAAGCTGCGGCAGCTAATGAAGTACTTGCCCCTGTAGAAACGGAACCGTCTCCATCACTTGATGCAGCAGTCAATCAAGAGAAGACCTCATCACAGGCTGAATTACAGGGAATACAGAGCGATACCGCAGATCAGAGCCCAGTAGAAGATGTTGAGCCAGAACAGGCCACTGATAAAGAAGCTGATGCTATTCAATCTGATTCTGAACCTGAAAATAGCAATCAGGAAAACCCAGTAAATGGGTCAGTTGAAACTGAGCATGTGGCCTTTTTGGATCAATCAGTACCGTCTGCAGCTGTCGCCGTCCAACCTGATAAAAAAAATGATGGGGTACGGAACGGTGAAGCCAGTGGTGTAGAGCTGATTAATGCAGTACTTCCTGAGGTTCAAAGCCCGTCACCTGTAAAGCAGAGTACAGTAGTAAAAAGTGGCTTATTCGTGGTTGTTAAAAATACAGGTGTACAAACCGTATTTGAACCGCTGTCCAAGACTTCAATCAAGTCTGGTGAAACGGTAGAAATCCGCTGTAGTAATGGCCAGTTTAAGCACGATGTCCTGAATAACCTGAAGCAGTTTATTGGCTTGGGTAAAAATTTGGAGATCCAAAATGCATAATTTTGATGGTACAAATCCGCTACTTGAAGCACTGGGGGATGAACCAGAAATTAAAGAAATCACTTTAACGAACTCATCGGCATTCATCATTGTTGAACCCTTAACCCAAGTGCGTTTGCAGCCTTTTGAAAAGACAGTAATTCAGGTGATAGGAAATGCTGCATATGAGCATATTATGGCTAATATTAATCAGTTGAATGCATTGAAATCTGATGTGATTTCGATTGAAACTTCTGAACCTGAACCTGAACCTGAACCTGAACCTGAACCTGAACCTGAACCTGAACCTGAACCTGAACCTGAACCGGGACCATCAATATTTAAAACCAACGGGGTGGCTAATGATTCAGTTTACATCACTCATGATAGTGGCCCTGCAGTAACAATCGATTGGGGTGATGGAAGTGAGCCTACAGTAATCGAGCGTGTAAACAACTATAGACCATCAGCACAGCACAGATATCAGGACACTAATAAATACACGATCACCGCTACATCGGTGGGTGGATCAGTGTTTGCTGTACAAGGTGCTGTTGAAGAATTGGTGAGTTGGGGGAGCAACAATCCATATTTCAATCAAAATGGTAATAGTGTACAAACGGGTTCACTAATTAAAGTGCCTGAATTACTACCACCACATATAACTAAATTGAAATTCTCAGGTCAAAGCGCATTCAATCAAGATATAGCGAGTTGGGATGTTAGTCACGTGACTGACGTTGCAGGGTGTTTTGAAATGTGTTTAGAGTTCAATCAGTCTTTAAACTCTTGGTTTATGCCTCTGGTAACTGATTTAAGTAATCTGTTCGCCAATGCTCGAAAATTCAATCAATCTATTGCTGATTGGGATATTTCTAATATTGCCAATACGTCGGGTATGTTTAAAAATGCTTGGGCATTTAACCAGTCAATTAATACTTGGAATATGTCGAATGTTGTAGATGCCTCTAATATGTTTGCTAATGCGAGTGCATTTAATCAACCTTTAAACAACTGGAATGTAGCGCGTATTGAGTATATGGGCATGATGTTCGCTAATGCATATATGTTTAATCAAGATCTGTCTGGATGGTGTGTGAGCCTACAAGTACAGAAACCAATGATGTTTGATAGTAACTCATTGTTAGTTTTAGAACATTTACCAGTCTGGGGAACTTGCCCAAGCCCGTCCTGATTAATCGTCGTTTGAACGATACAGCATCATGAAAAAGCCCTGCAATAGCAGGGTTTTTTTATTGGAACTGATAAGAAGTCTATCTGGCCCGTCCTGCAAAAATAAACATAAGAATTTTGCCATAGGCAGCCACAATGATTTTAAGTTTAGATCAGCAAGGTATGTTGGCCGTTTCATCTTCACCAAATGAGGAAGATGCGGTTTTTGCCCTTGAATTTGAAACACACAGTTATCTAGCGGATACACAGCTGGAAGCAGCATTTATCAGTAAAGTTGCCAATCCTCAACTGTCAGATATTGTCATGCGCCTGCGTATTGTTGACTCAGTGAATGGTGATGAGGTTCTGAAGATTCAGGGAACGCTAGATGAAGATCCAGACAACTTGGCTTCAATTGTTGCAGTCGCGGATGCTACGAATGCATTTGAAGTATTTGAATTAACTTTGCATGAACTTGCTGGTGATGTTTTAGATGCTATTAAGCTTTCACAAGCCTTTAATGCTTCCAATAGCTTAGGGCGAAGCAAAACGGTTATTGAATTGCCAGACGAACAGACACCGCCATTTGACGGTGATGAGGTTTACAGCATTCTAACCAATCTTGTTGATGTACCCGCCTATATTGCGCTGCCGCAGACCAATGATTTACCGCTGTATGTTGCAGCGCTGCGTGCAGCGGAAAAGTTGAATATCCCGCTGGATGCTGAGATTGATCCAACCATTACGGCAGAGCAGGCAGCGGAGTTTGCTTTATCCATGGATGCGCAATCATATCGTGTCCAGTTTATCTGGTCGCCGAATCTCTGCCGTTCCCGTGATGCAGTTTCTTTAAGCGGTCGTAAAATTTCAGCGCCGTACATCGGGCAATATATCGGTGACAAGCTGCTGCGTAATGCACGTACCGATGCTAAAGGCTATGCACCGCTTCATGTTGGTGTGGCATGGAAGGATTTTCCATTCCGCAAGAAAGTTCTAAAAATACGTCCAGATGTTGTCCTTGATGAACCGACTTTAGAAATGCTGGCCAAAGCTAAAGTAAATGTCGTGCGTCCAATTAAGTTTAAGCAGGGTATTCGCTATGTGCTCAGTGATTTGTTGACTCAGTATCAAAGCAAAAATAGCGCATTGCGTCTGGTGCCAGCTGCTGAAATTGCAATGCGCACCTCGAACGAAGTGGTTTCAATACTGAAGGAACACATGCTGAAGCCGACTGATAACTATTTAAAGGATGCCAGTGCCGACATTGATAAATATCTTTCTGGTGCTGTGACTGCAGGTTGGCTAAAGCCAGCGGAGGATTTAGGCGGAAAGCCTTATGCATTCCGTTTAACTCCTGATAAGGATTTTCCGTTTGAGCGTGTGCGCCTCTACTTTGCACGACGTCCTGAAGGCGCAACCCGTGCTGCAATTTTTGATGAAGATGTTTTAGTTAAATAATTTTAAACAGGTGAACAATTATGTTTGGTTCAAAGAATCCATTAAATGCAAAAGCTCAGACTCTGGTTCTACGCGATTTTGATTCAGCTGCTACAGAAATTAAAACCTCTGTTACAGCATTAACCAGCTCTGTTCGTGAAGAACTGTCTTTTATTGAGCATGTCCGTGAACAAGCCCTGAATATTGTTGCGGATCTTGCCGATGCCGTAACAGATGGCACGCTTGAAGAAGGTGAGTTGCCTTCAGATCGTCTGGACTTTCTGATTTTGGAAGCCACTGATGGCGCAGATGATGATGAAAACACTTTAGAAAATGCTGTTTTAGAATCGATTGCCGATGCGTTTGCCACATTTGGCGTGGATGACTCAGTGATTGAGGAAATGATGGGTGACAATATTGACGCGGCTGATGCAGCAATTGAAGCAGCTGCCAGTACCGTGATTGCCAATATGCCAGATGAAGGCGATCCGCTTGATGACTTGGTACGTGAATTCATCTATGGTGAACCTGATGAACTGGAAAGCGGTTTTGATGCAGCGACAGGAAAAAAACTATCACGTGGTAAAATGAGTACAAAATCCTTTAATGGCAAGAAGATCCGCTATAAAGCCATTGCTGCGATTCGCAAAGGGGTGAAGACAATTGTCAATAAGCGTTTACCCGGACAAAAGGTGCGTTTATCGAGTGGCCAAAAGGCTGGCTTGAAAAAAGCGCGTCTGAAAGCTGTATCTGCAAATTCACTGCGCAAGCGCATGAAGTCTTTGCAAAAAGGTAAGAAGATTGGGCTTTATAAGTAATCAGTCCACAATTTTAGAAAGGCCGCATTTGCGGTCTTTTTTTTGGAACTCAACATATTTGCATATTGTTACCCGCTTCAAAATGACGGCATCACAGCATATTTGAGAATAATGATGCGTCAAGTTAATCCTGTTTTACTCAATCAATTAAGAGCTGATTACCTCGCAATTCAGCAGCTTGGATCACCTCTATTATCTTGCAAAGGTATGCTAGTACCTCGCGGCATGGAAGATTTCCGTTTTCTATTTAAGAGCTGTCCGCGTCCTATTGTCAGCAATGAAGATCCAGCTGAGGTTCAATATGCCGGCGGATTTACAGGTATTGCCGCTGGTGTACCGAAAACACACTACACAGGCAATCTACAAATGCTAGTAACTGAAGCTGGGCATGATCAGATATTTGCAGACTATATCGTTGCCAATGCTGGAATGATTGACTGTGATTATTACGATGGCCGTGTAGACAGCTACACTCGTGCATATTCATTGGAAAACTGTGCTATCCGCTTTGAAATGGCGGAATTTGATTCAGACAGTCGTTCTCAAGTCATGACGGTCTCTTGCCCGATTGATTTCAATTATTTTGGCAACTTTGCAGATATTGGAACGAACGGTACTGTTATGCCCGGGCATCTTCAGATTGCTGGAGTTGAGGGCCTTGTCAATCGTGTGCAGAAAGTCATCAATACTGCTCAAGCCGCGACAAATATTGGCCGTAATATTGGCAGCGTAGCGCGTCAGATTGGCTCACTTTTCGGGTAAGCACCATGCAATTATTGCCAAATGACGGAACCGGTAATTTTAGGGCAGTGGCAGGTACAATTTCTGAGCTTGCTGCGCTCTATCATCAGAAGCTGACACTGAAAGGCTATTCACTGCTGCAAGAAGAAATTCAAGCCGCATTTATTGAAGAAGTGAAGCGCTATGCAGGTTGGCAAAGTCTGACCTGCCAAAAGTCTTCAGCTGTACCGATCGCTGTGGATGAACATTTAATTCTTGAAGCCTTTGAATGGGTCATCATTGAACCTTGTGTAAAGGCCAATTGTGACCTGATTCAAGCCTCTCTGGTGGAAGCATCACGCAGCATGGGCGGAGATGGCTTCGGCATGTCAGTCAGCGAAGCCGAGCAGGCCTATGAAGCTGAGAAAGAGAAAATGCCGAAGAATGCTTTTGTCCAGCCGCCGTTCAGCTTCAAAACAGCTGGGGGTAATTAATGCAAATCGTCATTGCTGCATCCAATAAGTTAATTTCAGCTTCAGAATTAATGTTGGCCACACTGCGCAATGATCTTGTGCCAGTGCCGCTGAGTTTTGAATTTTCGGTGAAGGCGAACCGAGAGCTGGAGGAACAGCTAAAAGAAGGTGCTGAAATCTTAGTGGGGAATATTAGCCAGCCTTTTGTGATTGTTCTAGTACAGCCAGTCAAATCGCAAACAGTGAAAGATGACCGCAGGATTGGTGCTATATCCTGTATTGCGGTTTTATCGGGTTGTCAGAAACTCATTACGAATACAGATAAAGCGGTGATACAGAATGAGACTTCTTTTAATTCTGCAATTCGCGCCTGCGGTGCCAGAAATATCCGCTTAGGTGATGACCTACCGCTGCCTGAATTTATTTGCCTAAAAGGTCGTTTACCTACGGCAAGATTGGCACTGTATCTGCAGCAAGAAGCGGCGGTTATCTGCTTTAAGGATAATAAGATCTGTGCAATGAAACTGGATGCACTGTTTAAACAGGATGCGGTTTTAAAGCTCGATCCCAGTGAAGTGCATTGGCTGAACAGTGAACAGAAAACCAAACATCAGAAATCATCTTATGTATCGGTTGAGCAGGATGGTTCAACGGTAATTGGTGATGACACCACAACAGCGGGGCAAGCTGTTGTTCAAAGGGCCGGTCTTGATGCGCGTCAGCTGAAGAATCTAGAAAAAGTACTCATTCCACGCGGAACAATACAACGTCCGCTGAATATGGAACTCATGGCGGGTTCAGTTGTAGAAATTAGTCAAACTAAATATGTGATTTTGACTGCTGCCCATCATGTTGAAACAGGTGCGGTTGGAGGCAATGTCGGATCTACAACAAAACTATGGTTGGCAAATTTATGAACACGACAAAGATTTTAGGTGAAGCCGTTGGCATCCAACGACAAGACATTATTGACCGCACAGAAGAGCAAACTACGGACGGTCTGACAGGTGCTGTAATCTTAGGCCGCTTCAAGCGCGGTCGGGTTGATGCACCGATGGAAATCCATCAGGGTAATATTCGTGGCCAACTTGGATATGATCCAAAGAACCCAGACTACATCGCGGTGCAGGACTGTCTGGATACAAATGTTCCTAGTTTGCAAGTGTTGCGGGTGAAAGGTGGGGATAGAGAAATTAATTGTGCAGGGGCAAAGTCTTGGGCTAGGTTTAATAGCCTAGATAGTGGTTATGATATTAAATTGAACGATAAGTTTTACCCCACGGATGGAAATTTTCCTGACTTTATCAGGAATAACCTTGAAGGTGCCTTAGGTTGTACTAATGATGGAGCCTTTGAAATTTCTAATAACTCATATAGTGAATATCAGCGGATCGAATTAATCCCGAACCAACCACTTCAGGATAGAACTTTGGTGCAGATTGATACAGGGTCCAATATAACTCCTGTTCATATTGACAACATAACTGGGCATATTACTTTTTGTTTAAGTCCACAGGCTCCCATTTAACCATAAATGCTTACTTCAGCATTTATGGGGGAAATGAGCCACAGACGTTGTTTAGTTGTGCTCAATATTACTGGATAGCCTCATAACTAATATTGTAAAAAAAGCCCGAGTATTTCGGGTTTTTTTATTGGAACTTGAAATATTTCTTGTTAAGCCGACGGTGAGAATATTCTTAAATAAATCATTTGGAAAACACTGATGCTATTGGGATTCAAGCGGGCCAAGATTCTAAGCTATCACGCCAAAAGCCGAACGGCAAAAGTGCATATCCACGGCATGACGGATGGGGCAAGTGAAGGCTTGACCGCTACATTTGCGTATCCAGTCGGTGACAGTGACAAGGATACTGAGCGGGAAATTTTAGCTGGGGAAGATGTGTATGTTTTCTTTGAAAATGGCGAAGAGTCCCGCCCAGTGATTGCCTTCTTCAGCAGTCATGGAGAAAACGCAGTCATAGATACACGCCGTATACGTCAAGAAAATATTGAATTACTGGCACGAAGCAAGATTACAGCCAAAGCCAAAGTGATTGACGTTGAAGGGAGTGAAACCGTCAATATCCATGGCGCGGTACAGATCAATCTGACGTCAGAGGCGAAAGTCAGCATTTCAGCACCTCAGATCAGTATGAACGGAATGTAGTACTATGGCTCAATTCTGCATTTCATTTCCACCACCGTCATATCAAGAACTTTTTGACCAAATTAAGCATTTAAAACCTGATTTTTCCAAGCTTAAAAATCTAATTCCCCTGATTGGCCTACCTATTCCAATCTATATTGATATCAGCCAATACTCGAATGAAATCTCGCAAATGATCCAGTATTGGCAGAGCAGGCTATCAGTCAAAACGCTGATGGCGATGATTCGGCCAATGGCCAGCCTGCTGGGGCAAAGCTTGGCGGATTTGCTGCCTAAAATTCCATTCCTAAATATCAGTATTATTGAATTGATGGAAATGGATGCAAATGTGCTTAAGCAGAGGGTAAAAGATGCTTTAGATCGGTATGGCCAAGCATTTTTAGATGCATTGTCCGCCTTTTTGCCGCTACCGATCTATTTTGGCTTGAGCATCCCGTCATTTGAAATCAATGCAATGATCAAAGCACTTTATAATATGTGTACCAGTGGTCTGATGGAATTGGTCACGAATCTGATTGATCAGGTGCTGAGTAAGCTTAAAATTAATGCTGTTTTAACCTTACCTAAATTGCCGACGTTAAAAGAACTGCAAACCATGATCATAGAGATGATCAAGGCAAAGGCTGAAGCGATTGCAGGGCAAGTCATAGATGCTTTTACAAATGAGTTTGAAGCCATTCAGCATGCAATGCAGATTTTGAAAATGGATATAAATGCCATATTTGCAATGATCCAGTTTCCGCAGCTTCCAGCAATGAAATTCCCTTCACCCTTTTACCCTGATTTCAGCTGCTTAGCATTTGAGCTACGTGAAGCAATGCAAATGTACATGCAGGCCATGATGATGGCTGTTATGGAGAAAATTGTCAGCTTTGTAAAAGCTGTTTTAAGTATTTTAAATATCCAATTCCCCAGCATCTGTATTGATATACCAGACAAACTGGACATTCCAGACAATCCGAATGGAACTGAATATTTTTAAGCAGGCTTGGTTCAGCCAGAATCGATACTAATTTTAGAATCATGGCTTCGGTATGGCTGCTTCAGATATCCTTTCGTTATTGCTTGGACCGAGTGCCAACAGCATTCCTCAACAGCTGGCAAATGATAACCAAGAAACCATGGTGCAGATGTACGATTCATTTGCGCCATTTTCACTTGGCACCAATTCTACTCCACAGAACCGTAAACGAACCCGCAAAGAAATTTATACGAAATGGGAGCAAATGCTTCGTTTTTCGCCAGTAGCTGAAGGTATTGGGATTCATGTCACCGCTGCATTAGGTGGTGATACCCATAATGGCCAGCAAATTTTCATTACACCAGCTGAGCGCCTGCGCGGTGAAAAAGGTACATCTACCAAAGCGCAACTGGATAAGCTACAAAAACGTATCAAGCCGATGGAAACATTGATCAATAGATACATCACTAAGATCTGTTCTGATGGCATTTCTTTCGGTGATGCTTATGCGCGGATCTATGGTAAAAAAAGTAAAGGCGTTACAGATATGCTTTGTAATGAATTTACCCATCCGCCTCTACTGCAGGCATTTGAGCAGGGAAGTAAAACGGTCGCTTTCTTTGCCTTGAATCCTAAAAACTGGACCAAAACCATTACCAAACTGAGTTCAATGCAAATGGTTCGGCTAAAGATGCCCCGTATTGTCAATGTGCCTCAATTTGATTTAGTGGAAACGGGTCTGATTGTGCAAATGCTGGAGGGAGATGAACCCGACGATTTGCCGATTCTGCCTGCCATGGTGGGCGGTTCATTCTTGTTTGCAATTGAGAAAGCCTATGACGATGTGATGCTGTCTTTAACCACTATGAATAGCCAGCAAGTCGCAGATGCAGTCAATCAGATGTTTTTATCCTTAAATATGGCAGGTATGCCAGAAGCGCAACGTGAAGCATATAAGCGCGGATTGGAGGGGATGCTGCAAGATCATGAGAAGTTTGTGAAAAATGCGTTGGAAGGTGGCGAAGGCATTTGGAATACCAAATATCACGTATTGCCCACATGGGATGAAAAACAAATTCTAAACCCCGTCGGTGACATTAAAGGCCAGCGCAATTCACCCATTAATATTGAAACTTTCATGATTAATGTCCGTTTGCTAATGGGCGGTTTTGGTCTTGATCCATCCTTAGTGGGTTGGGCAGATATGCTTTCAGGTGGTCTTGGCGATGGAGCTGCGACCTTGACCTATTCAAGCCAAGTCATGCGCCGTTCTATGTGGATCAGACAGTCAGCAACTCAATTCGTCAATGACATCATGCATCTGGATTGGGGCTATGCATACAATGAACAGTTTGATCCGTTGGATTACCCTTGGCAGGTTGAATTCTCCAGTAGCCAATCAGCTGCTGTGACTGAAGAAAACAGCAATAAACAGACACAAATGAATACTTCATTGTTAAAAATTCAGGTGATTAATTCATTGAAAGAATCAAATTTGAGTGAAGAAACCATGCAGTATCTTTTAGAAAAAGATGCGGGGTTTAATTATGACGATGCTAAGCGTGTTGCAGCTGATATTGCATCCACTAGAGAAAGAGAGGTTGAGTAAGCCATGGCTAAATATAATCCTTGGGAAAATGGATCAGCTCAACTCAGTACAATTTCGCTTCAAGCAAGTGCAGAGACCTTCACTGGAATGTGGTCAGGCATGTCAGTTGATCAAGCAAAAGTAGAATACAGTAAACTTTATGCTTTAAGCACCTTATCAACCCTACATTTTGGTGTAAAACTGGAAGCATTTGATCCAAATGGGATCATTGCAAAGACTGAAATAAGTTTAATTAATACTTATGATTTAACACATCAGGAAGCTGGACGGTTTAGTGCTTTTGAAAATGGCCAAGATGGTTTTGTTCCTGAAGTTATTGAAACACGTATACCTCTTTTAGATGAGAGTTATAAATTACCTTGGCTATGTCAAAGCATCGATTTATCTGTGTTAGATGCTCAAAATGACAGTGTTAATATTGGCAGTTTTCAGCTGAATTTTTTGACAGGTAATAGTTCGGGTGAAATTTCGATTCCATTTATTGAGACTCGAAATGCCGCCATTTTAAATAGTGCTAGAGCTATAAAGGCCATTATGTTTCCAGATGGGGTAGACGGTGGTACTCAGGCTTTACCCAAAGACTATTTAATGCGTATGACGATTTATATTTATGACAAGCACAGCTATTCAACAAGAGTGTTTGAAATTCAGCATCTGGTCGCCCTACAGACAGGCAGTATCCCGCTTGATGCGACTAATCGAGGTGGTGTTGGGATCGTCACGCTTAATTTTATAAAAATGTTTCCAATGCTGGAGTGATTGGAACAGTTTAAATTGGCTCAATTCCTAAAGTGACAAAATTGCCTCAAGTATAAAAAGTTGAGGCATTTTTAATGCGTAATATTGATATTTTCAAACAGCATTGGGCACCGCACCAATCCCGTACCGTTACAGGCTTTGACTCAGTTGTAAACAGTGGAACGTGTTCAATTGGCATCATTCAAGGCACGTACCGGACTTTGAATGCAATTGTGACTGAAACAGCCACAGAGGATGATCAATGGCGTATTGTGAATTTAAAAGGCCATAAAGGTGATATTGCAGCGTTTGACTCAGTTGCTGTTTTGGGCGCCATCGATGATACGCAGGCTTCATCATTGGCAGTACTGCAGTTTGGCCGCATATTCGATTTTGATTCAGCTGTAGACAGCGTGCTTGAAACCAATCCGCAAGGCCTTATGCGCTACTTAGCAGTACCGCACTACCATAAAAATGAGAACATCATTCCGGAATGGCAGTTGTCGCAACTACAGGATGTAGTTTCCGCAACAGTACCGGGCTGGGACGGAATTAACTTAACTTCTCATGAAGGTCAAACGGCCCATTTAATGCTAGATATGCAACGTCATGATGACCATGGTGGACTGCTTCAGGAGTTTGACGGATTAGTGCCGCTGCTGGAGTCTATTGGGGCTGTGTATGCAGAGTTTGATTCAATCATTGTTGAATACCAGTATTTAGAAAAGCTGATGGGCATGCTGCACAAAGTCATGCAGAGCACTTCAAAAGGCGGTGTAAAAATTCTGAATGTTGAACAGAGTGAAAAGCCGTTTAAGCATAAAAAAGTGCTGAATATCGCCGTTTCCTATAATTTTGAAGACGGTCAAAGCATCACAATTCTATTTCACCATCCTGACCGTGAAGCTAAAAAGATTGCACCGCAGGATACGCTGATTTCATGGAAGATCCTCATGAATAGCCGTGATATTACTGGTGCAGTACAACCAAACCAAGGTGAAGGCATTGCAATGCCAGTTTTGGCTGGTCGTATCATGAAATTGGTCAATCAGAACAGTGCTCGCTTTAAACGGACACAAGCTAAAAAAGCTGAAAATGTACAAGCCTTAGCGGATGCAGAGCAGCGCCTGACTGATAAGCAGGGTCAAAAAGCAGCGCTTGAAGCTGAAATTCAGGGGCTATTGAATCAACTTGATGAACATCAGACTCAGCAATCAGAACAACAAAATGTAGAGCAAGCTTCTCAGAATGAGAATATTCCTGCTGAACCTGCTGAACCTGCTGAACCTGCTGAACCTGCTGAACCTGCTGAACCTGCTGAACCTGCTGAACCTGCTGAACCTGCTGAACCTGCTGAACCTGCTGAACCTGCTGAACCTGCTGAACCTGCTAAGATATATCCGCCTATTGAGGATTTAGGCGAAGGCTATTATCAAGCTTTCAAGAATGATAAAAAAATTGATTCTTGGACTGCACATGTGAATACAAGTGGTGAATGGGAAGTATCAGCCAATAATGCTCAGTCTCGGGCATGGAATCGTGGATTTGGTGCACCGAGATTCTTTAATACGATTGAGGAAATGATTGCAAAATATCCTGCCTTTGCAGAGCTTCCTGAAATGATTGGATCATTGGATGCCAGTAATGATAATTCTGCTGATTCAGATGACGCTGATTATTTAAATAAAATTATTAAAGGCGAGGTGGATTTCACCAAAGCAAACGAAATTGAAACGCAGCTTGAAGAAATAGGAAACCGTCTACCAGCTGATTTAAGTGATTTGTTTGAACAAGCAGTTTCATCTTATTCAGTCTACCAAGTTGGCCAAGCATCAAAAATTCACTGATAGGAAAATATGACGATGGATGCAATGGAAAAACTAAAGCTGACTAGAGAGCTGCGCCAGCTGGTAGATGTAATTCCAGTTCAGAAAGGCATGGAAAAGCTTCATAGTACAAAACGCCTGCGTGAACTGATTGAGCTTTTAAGTGGAAAGGTAGCAGAAGCTGTAAACGAACTGTATCAGTCTATTATTGACGGCAAGGCAGAAGCATCTGTTGAACTGTTGATGAAGGTACGGGCTGAAGCGGAAAAAAACCTGCAAGATCCTTTGCTGATTGATGCGGTCAATGTACTGATTGTTCAAGTGAACGAGATGGTTGGAACAGCGGATTAAGTAGCCGTACCGTATCTTTCAAAATAGCCCAATTAAGGGCTGTTTTTTTGAGTGTGTGATGAGTGATTTTGCAAAAATTGACAGTATTCAGAATGAATCTGAAGTGTTAAAAACCATCGATGAGCTAATTTATAAAATTGAGAATAATGAGATTGTTGAATGGGACAGTGAACAAGCTGAAAAGCAGTACCGTGAATATTTATCCAATCTCGATAAATACGATGGTAAATCGATTGCAGCATCAAAAGCTTATTTTAATGACTATCTGAATGGAAAATTGGTAAAAACAAAAATTGGACTGGTCCGTATTAATTCCAAATCAAGAGGCAAGGTTCATGACCGGATGCGAGATATTAAGTATCTCGCAATTCCATATATTCCTGAAGTATTGATGACTGGGGATGTGAGTGAGTTAGTACCATTAAATAAAGAGCGTACTGATAGCGTAGAAGGGTATTATAATTTTGAAAAGTCAAAGCAGCTGAATGATTACACGCTAAATATTACGTTGAAAGTGGCTTTAGATTCTGAAGGGCATTTATTATATTATTTAGGCGCATCAAAAGAAAAAAGCCAACTTACACCTATCTCACAGGTCGTTAACCCCATAGGCTTGGAAGCTGGCTTTGATTCTATTCAATCACGATATGAAGACGAAATCAATATTGATGTACAAGTTTTAGACAAAGATGGCAATGTCCTATCTCAAGCGAATGCCTTGAAAGCATTATTAAAAAAATACGGTATTAATAATATTGTAAAAGGCCGTACCAATAAGGTTAAAACGGCAAAAGGAACTCAGGTTTCAACCGTATTTGCATTACTCGAGTCAGATGAAATCATTGCTTCACATACTTCTACAGGTGCCGAAAATCCTAATTTTCCTCAAGAGCTGCAGCCACGCGACCGCAGCCGTGAATCATCACAGGCTTGGGTTCAAAAAACCTCAAATGGATTAGATCCTGAAAGTCTTGGCCGTTCTGGTCGTGCTGATACTGGTGCTCCAATTGTGGGGGATGATTTGGTAGTTGAGTCCGGCAATGGACGCATCATGGCCATACAGCTGGCATATGAGCGTGGGCAAGCTGAAGAATACCGTGAATGGCTGATTGAAGAAGCTGAATATTTTGGTTTTTCAGCTGATCAGGTTGAAAATTTCACAGCACCTATTTTGGTACGTATCCGAACTTCTGAAGTAGATCGGGTTCAATTCACGGTAGAAGCCAATCAAGACGATAAACTCTCATTCAGTGCTACTGAGCGCGCTCGATCTGATGCCAAGCGTTTGGATGAAAACCTATTGGCTTTATTTACTCCTGGTGATGATGGGGATTTACTGACTGCAGGCAATCAGAAGTTTATACAAGGCTTTTTGAAATCAATTGGCGATACAGAAGCAGCGCAGTACCTCACTACAGAGGGTAAGCCAACTCAGGCCCTTGTAACACGGATCAAAGCAGCTATTTTCAGTAAGGCCTATAACGATGACCGGTTGCTGGAAATGATGGCGGACCAAACAAAACCAGATCTGCAGAATATGCTGAATGCCTTAGGTGCAGCAGCACCCAAGTTTATCGAAGCTCAAGCCGTTAGCCGTGGTGATATTCAGGATGTCTCCAGCTCAATTGTAGACGGTATAGAGCAGGCGCTAGATAAACGTGTTGCCAATGCCATTATCGATGCGGCAAATACGATTATAGCTGCAAAGAGAAATGACCAAGATATTACAGAGTTTGTTCAGCAACAGGGTTTATTTGGCGACTTGGGAGAGGGTGTCCCAGAACTGGCTGTATTCCTGTCCAAGAATAGTCGAAGTGCTAAAAAGATGAGTTTACTCTTTAAGGCAATGGCGGAATTTGCGGAAAAACAGGCTTTAGATCAGCTGAATATAGGACTGTTTGGTGAACCTGAGCCAGTCAGTATTCAAGATGCAATCAATTATGCAGTATCAGTGATCAATGAAAACTATAGTGATAATGCCACGATTAGTATGTTTGATTCAGCCAATGATTCATTTACGCTGATTGATAAACATGCCCATCAAGCTGCCACTTCACCCTACAATCGTGCCAAGTTGCCTAATCAGGATAGTCTGATTGCTGGTGATTACAGTAAAGGTGCCGTGAAGATTGGTGAACTGGATATCGCAATTGAAAATCCAGCAGACTCCATCCGCTCAGGTACTGATCCTAGCGGTAAAGAATGGCAAGTCAAAATGCAGCATCATTATGGCTACATTGAAAATACAATGGGTGCCGATGGCGATGAAATTGATGTATTTGTTAAAAATCACTTAGATTCAGATCCAGAGCATGCCTATATAATCCGTCAATTGGCTTCAGATGGCACTTTTGATGAGCATAAAATCGTTATTGGCGCTGAAACTGAGGATGAAGCTAAAGAGATTTACCATTCAAACTTTGAAGCGGGCTGGCAAGGCTTTGGAAGTATTGAGCGGATTGCTATGGCGGATCTACCAGCGAAATTTCAGCATACATGGTCTGAGTTTGACTCTATTGACAGTATTGTGACGAAAGACAATGTACTGGATGTGATTGATCAATTGATTGATGTTTTCGACCATTTGGGCGTCCAAGAAAATCAGCCTAAAACTGTATTGGAAAAGATGGCAGTTAAACTTACACGGTTAGAAGATGAATTTAACACCATATTTGCCGATCAGCCCTTTATGGGGCATGGGGGAACGCCGTTTGTTGATAATTCCAAAGGCCGACAGATGAGGCGTAATCATGAGAAACGTCAGGAGCGTTTACAAGCCAAGCAAAAAGAAATTGAGCAGCAAAAAGACAAAATTCAGCAAATGGAATGGCGAATTGCTGGTCGTAATACACAGACCAAAAAGAGTGCAAAGTTTATCGAAAAAAATCCAATTCATTTAGGATTATTTGAATTGGAAAAACAGGGACTCGTAAAGCAATGGAAACGTAATCCGCAGTATTTCTTTGTCAATGGTTTGGATAAGGTGGCATTGGCAACTTTTAACGGCAAGATAGGTTTAGCCAATCGTTTCACTGCTAAGACTCAGGCTGAATTGGAGAGAGTGAAAGAGTTGGCTGCTTTGGCAAATGAGTTGGTAGCGTAATTGGAACTCATCTAAATTCTAAGGTCATATTTCATCAAAAATAGCTCTGTATATAACAGGGCTATTTTTATGGGTAATGATCTTGCAAAAGTGCCAGCCGCTAATGCTCCCGTAGCGGTTCAACCGGAACGGATGAATGCCGATCCTTTTTGGGGAACAGTTTCAAAGCATAAGTTTGCTGAATTCAATATCTGTACCGTTTCACGTGACGAGAATAATAATGAGGTCATCACTGTAGATTCAAATCAACCTACGGTTCGTGCTTTTTTAGTTGATGGCGACAAGACCATGGAAAGCCAATGGCAGACGCCTTTTGAAAACAGTAATCCTGAGCTGAAAATGCCGATGCTGATGGCGGGTTTACAGACTGGTCAAACCGTTATTTCTATGGGAGCCGCAGCACCTGCAATTTTAGGCGAGACGGCTTTAGCTGTTACCAAATCTGCCATGCAGCCAATCGCCGATTTTGTAAAGTCCGTACAGGGCCATACCAATCTGAATAAAGTGAATACAACTCAGGTTTTTCTTTCCACTGCTTCAGTCCGTCTTAACCTCAGTCTTTTTTTTATTGCTTTAAGTGATGCAAAAATTGAGGTTGAAGAAAAAATTATGCGATTGGAATCATGGGCAGTGCCTGCCAAGCTTTCACAAGGCACCGTACTTACAGATGTAATTGAGCAGGGGGTTGCTGGCCTGTTTTCAGGGATTATTCCGCCGTATATCTCGCTGACGACACACGGTAAAACCTATTGGCCTTTTATTTTAGAAAGTGTCTCCGCGCCGATTGTTACGCCGATTGATGAACATGGAAACCGCTTAAACCTCGCCGTAAATCTGAGTCTGATGAGTCGTACCGCATGGGATGCGGATGATGTCCGTAAACTTTATGGGAATTAATAAAGATGCTTAGTTTTGATCCTGTGCCTATTGGCAATAACACGTATCAGCTACAGGAAATTGTATTTAATGATGCTTTGAAAGTAGCAGCCATTAATCAACGACTGAATGAGAAACGTATCAGCGCATTTTTATCACATGCACTGTGTAATAAAGAACAGCCTTTAAATATGACGATTCAAGAGCGTTATTGTTTGATGCTGAAGTATGTAGAAAAGCAGTCAGGCACATTATTTTCCACCGATGCTGATTTTTCGAAATGCTATTTGCACTCAGATGCAAACTGGCAGTCTGAAATTACCCGAAATGGTATTACTGTACGGCAATTAGTTGGTAGGGAAGCAGAGTACCTTGAAGAGTATTGTGCCAATGCTGCGGAATGGATCGCATGCATGCTGGCTTTTCAAATTAGTTACAGTGGGCATGAAGCATTAGCTGAATTGCCGAACCGTAGTTCTAATGATACCGATTTTTTTAAGCAGTTTTCTGACCGACTGGCGTATTTAAAGCAGCGTCCTCAAAGTGATTTTGACTTGATCTATCAAGATTTCATTGCGCTCAATAACCAATTATTTACGATGATTCATTTAAATGTCAGTAATCAGGGCCTAGTCATTTCAAGAGGTGCAGATGACGCGCCGCTTCGATTTCGCCCCGCTGCCGCCTTTTTCGGAATCATCAAAGAATTGGACCAATCATTTGCTTAGCACGGCTCAGGATCTGGCCCAGCATTGCAAGATGTCTTTATATGAAGCGCTAAATTTACCTGTAAGTTTTGAGGCCTTTTTTTATTCATCTGACGCATGGGAAAAAAGAAAGTTAGAACTTGAAACTGAAGCACAAAAGCATAATGCCCTCATCAAACTGGGGAATGAAATAATTAAAGTAATCAGTAATTCGGGAAGGAAAAAATAGATGAATACGACAAAGATTTTAGGTGAAGCAGTTGGCATTCAGCGTCAGGATATTATTGACCGCACGGAAGAACAAACTGCGGATGGTCTAACAGGTGCTGTAATTTTAGGCCGCTTCAAGCGTGGCCGCTTGGATGCACCGATGGAAATCCATCAGGGTAATATTCGTGGTCAGTTGGGCTTTGATCCGAAGAACCAGGACTACATCGCCGTGCAGGACTGTCTGGATACAGGTGTTCCCAGTGTGCAAGTGTTGCGGTTGAAAGGCGTTAATCAACCACTCATTTGTAATTCAATAGATGATACAAATCAAAATCGCATATTTATTGTAACTCCAGATTTACCAATTAATTTGCTTGATCCCGCTTTTAACGCAGCAGTTGACACACTAATAGAATCAGGCATATTTAGTTTCAATGGTCTGGAATATAGATTGAGTGATGGGCTATATAATGAAAACATGGGGATTATTACGCTATCCACGAAAATGCCACAAATGGGTGAGTTTTCAGAAATCAAATTTTGTGCCTCAACTCCTTTTATCTTTCAATCTGAGCCTGAAGTGGTAGACGTTCCTGATACGAGTGATAGCACATGCCGTATATTAGATAGTTATTTTGTGAATCAGACTATTGAGAGACAATCTGGCGGATCGGCATTTATCAGTAATTACACGCCTTCAGCGCCTATAACAGCAATAATAGTGAATGGTAAAATTTTCCCTGTAAGTATGACAGGCTTTAGTACGTGGCATAGTGCAGTTACAGCAGCCTATCAGAATAGTGATGAGTTGCGTGGACTAATAAGTTTTTGGATTAATCCCAATTACGGGGATACAGCTTATCAATTAGTTAATAAAACCTATTCAACGATGACAGTTGGTTTATATTCTGATCCAAATAATTTAATGGCTCCTCACTTTTGTTTTAAATTAAAACCAAGTGAAGAATAATATCTTCTAGAAAGCTGTAGAAAAAATGAGTTTAATCTTGTTTTTGTTAGAGCCTGCTTAATTAAATCTTCCAACTTTTAGGGTGCATTTCATATAGCAGGTTTTTTATTGGAATATTAACAAAACCTCGCCGTGCAATCACTCAAAATAGACATAACTTCAATAGTTAGGCACAGCTATGACTTACACAACAGAATTTTAGCAAATGAAGCCCGAATTTTTCGGGCTTTTTTATTGGAACATGCTTTTTTCTCTATTCATCTGCAGCGCCAAAATACCTATATAGAAAATCATAGGTAATTAAGCCATGCAGGAAAATACTATTCCTTGGATTATTAAAATAATTCCAGCCATTGTTGGGGCCATTCTTGCCCTTGTCTTAAGTGGGGATATTGATAAGAAGGGAAAAATCCAAGTAACCGTCAGTGTTATTGGTAAATTTGCAGCAAGTGTAACGGTGAGCTTATATGGTGGTTCAGCATTCATTGAGCATTTTGAAATGCTGAAGACTTCAACCATGTATCAGGGCTTCATCATGCTGATGTTTGCTGTATTTGGGCTTTTAGCGATCGGCATTGTTTACCAAGCTGTAGCAATGTGGAGAGGCAAAACCTTACCTGAAGTTATTGCTGAAATCAAAGCTGCATTTCTTGCCATTCTTGGTAATGGGGGTGACAAGTGAGTATTGATCAATCGCAACAAGTTGCTCAAGCATATTCTTGGCTCCGTGCTTTATCTGGTGGGAAATTATCAAATGCACAAGTGATTGCTGGCGATAAAGTTATTGCCATGCATGGACTGCCAGTATTCGCAGACATTATCGGATTTAAACTAAATGCCTTAGTTTCGGGTCTGCGTGATATTTCGGAAAAAGGTTTTTCCATCATTCGTGACGCAGAAAGCCTTAAATTGATAGCCTACTTGGATACTGGTGGCGTATGGACCATTGGATACGGAACAATTAAATATCCTAATGGTGTGCGCGTTAAGAAAGGTGATGTATGTACCCGTGGACAAGCGGAAATTTGGCTTAAAAACGATTGCCTGTGGGTTGATGCTTGTCTTGATAAACACGTAAAAGTGGCGGTAAGCCAAAACCAATTTGATGCACTGGCATCCTTTGTTTATAACATTGGTGAATCTGCCTTTATTAAAAGCACGATGTTAACGCTAATAAATAACAGTAATTTTTCTAGTGCTGCATCTCAATTTGATCGTTGGATTTACGACAACGGCAAAGAAATAAAAGGGCTTGTTAATCGACGAGCTAAAGAGAAAACTCTATTCCTAAGCTAAGACTAATAAGCCTGTAGAAAAGCCCTCAATTTAATCTGCACCCCAAAAGTTGGACACATAGTCTGATTTGAAGGGTGCATTTTTAATTTAAAGTGGGGTTGTTATTAGCATCTTCTATGAGTTCTTTTAATAATTCTGATTGGGTATAAATATTATATTGAATATTATGGTTATTTTAAGTAATTAAGGTAAAATTAAATCTTAATTATTTTTAATAAAAGGTAAATTTTATGAAAAAATCTAATATTTTTATATCCTTATTTCTTGTACTAATTACTAGTTCTGCTAGCGCTGCCTATACACCTTCAACAGCTATCAGTTATGCCGTAAATAACTATAATTTGCCCTACAATACAACATCAAATCCTTTTATTAATGTTTCAGGTGTTGGAGGTAATTGCACTAATTTTGCAAATCAAACAATATCTGGTGGATTATTAGGAATAACAAATGCTAAGACATTGAATCAAAATTTAATTTCTCAATCTACTGCAGTTAAAGCTGTTCAAAATACGAGTGTATTCTATAAATGCAATACAGTAGGTAATACTTGCCAGACTATAGCTTGGCGTGGTGCACAACCAATGTTCACATACTCAGCGAACAGTACAAGCCTACAATCTAAAGGAGTCCGATTGAATCTGGCTACTAAGACTACACTGGTAAATGGAACTTTATCACCACTTGATCTATCAAAAATTAGAGTTGGAGATATTGTTTATTTAGATTTTGATTTTGTTATTGGGGGCTCAAGTAATTCTGTTGATCATACGGCTGTAGTAACCGCAGTCAACCCAGAATCTTGGTATGATGTAACTCAAACAATGAAATACAATAATATTAAACTTACTTATCAATCAAACAATACAACCAATAAAGGCTTAGGTGATATGAATGCACCTGCAATCTATATATATCGTCCTTTCATCTGA